CTGTTGAAGCTGAACCGGTGTAACCAATATTTCCTTGATCGCCTTTTGATCCTGTATAACCAACAGAACCTGAGTAACCTCTTGAACCATCATAACCAATGTTACCTTGTGAACCGGTGTAACCAATTACTGTTGAAGCTGAACCTGTATAACCAATTGATCCTGTATAACCTATAACACCTTGATCTCCTTTTGATCCTGTATAACCAACTATACCTTGATCGCCTTGATTACCTTTAGAGCCTGTGTAACCAATTATACCTTGATCGCCTTGATTACCTTTAGAGCCTGTGTAACCTATATTACCTTGTGAACCTGTATAACCTAAATCTCCTTTTGAACCTGTGTAACCAACTTCACCTTTATCTCCTTTAATACCTTGAGCACCATTTAAGTTAACTTGCCAAGTTGAGTATGAACCGCTTCCTGTTATTTCTGTAACTTCTACAACTATTGCGCCAGTAAGTGGATTATAAGATGATACAGAACCAATCATGTGATTTGCTAAATTATAAGCAATGATTACATCTTGAGCAATAGTATATGATAATTCAGTTTCTACTGTAAATGTTTTTGTGCCTGTAGAAATTGAAAGTGTATCTGAACTTGTTGTTTCATATTTGTCTGACTGTCCTCTTGAACCTGTGTAACCAAATCCACCGGCAGATCCAGTATAACCAATACCAACAGATCCTGTATAACCTAAATCTCCTTGCGAACCTGTGTAACCTAAAGAACCAGTATATCCTATTAATCCTTGATCTCCTTTTGAACCTGTGTAACCAATATTTCCTTGATCACCTTTTGATCCTGTATAACCATTAATGAAAGGTAAATCTGACCATATCATTGTACCTGTTTCATTAACTTTTAAATATTTTCCTTCTTGTGAAACTTGTGTTGGAAAATATGTTAATCTTGTTCCATTATAAAAAGTAATTCCGCTTGATGAATTATTTGTAAAAACTATTCCTGTTGAATCTACACTAACACCAGTTACTCTAGTAACACTACCAGTTGGAACAACTAAAAAGTTTATACGTGTTCCAACAGCTGAATTACTGAAATCTTCAGCAGCTTGAAATTGTACAGCGGATAATGAAGTTGAATTAGGACCGTAAACACTACCTGTATAACCAGAAGCATTAAATGAAGTTAATACATCTAAATTTTTAGTTGCTGTTGGACTATCTGATGTTCCTCGTGCTTGTCTTCCTACATATAAAGGAAATACACCAGTACCAAAAGAATCATTTGTTATAATGCTTGGACGATTATCATTACCTGAAAGGTGAAGCATACCACCTGCACTAACAACCGGTTGAACAGTACCATTTGTAGAACCATTAATTAATACAGCGCCACGATCTGAAGAAGGAATATTTGGTACAGTTACTTCAACTCGACCTTCACGACTAACTTGAAATGTACTAAAATTAGAAGATGTTTGTACATTAATCGCTCTATTAAATGTAATATTACCTGTAGCACCAAGTGAACCAACTATAATATTACGAGTAGAATCACCAATCTTAATCTGATTGTCTATAAGAGTAAATTCTCCTACTTTTAATCCTACACCACCTTGTAAATAAACTAATCCATCACGAGCACCTATGGCAGTATCTGTACCTAATGTTTCGTCTTTAATATAAATTGTACCAGCACCTAACCATAATTGTTTAAATCGGTGAGAAGGCGTACCTAAACTCCATGTATCAGTACTATAAGGAATAATATCAGAGTGGTTTATTATATGACCACTAGCTCCAGCATTTAAAGTAATATCCGTATTTGTTTGTGTAACAATAGATAAACCAGCATTTGTTATTGCACGAGCAAAAGTTAATAACGTGTCAGATACTGGTAGTGGTAAATCTGGATCAAAATTTAAATCTGTTATAATAATTTTATTGTAACTACCAGTACCTACATATAGAATTTTACTACCTACAGGAATACCTGCACCTGCTACAACATCATCTACTTGAAGTGCTATTACAGGAGCAGATTTTAATTGTAATACTGCATAAGGCCCTGTACCTAATCCATTACTAAGACCATAATCAGGCGGCGTTAATGATGATCTATTATTGCCGTGTTCTAAAACCGAATCTAAATTTTCATTTGATATATTTGCTATAATTTGTTCTGCACTAGAAATTACAGAACCTACAGGAATATTTACAGAATTAACTGAAATATTATTTGTTGTTGTGTTGCCTCTATCAGTAACAGAATCTAATGTGTCAATATAAACATTTGGTCCTTGTGATCCAGTGTAACCGGTATCACCTTTAGATCCTGTATAACCAATAGAACCTGCGTAACCTCTTGAACCATCATAACCAATGGAACCTGGCACCCATTTTTTAATTGTAGCATCATATACTAATGCTTGGCCATCTGTTGCGGCAATAACTCTATTATGATCTGTATCACCTAAATCATTTAACCAATATGAACCTGAACCAGATCCACTTAATTTTAATTTGTTAAGATTGTTTAATATTTCTCTTTTATGTGTTGATAAGTTTTGTTCAAATTGTTCTACAATAGGTTGAACAGATATAGAATCTCCTTTTTCTCCTTTTTCACCACGTTCTCCTTGAATACCTTGAATACCTTGTTCGCCTTTTTCTCCTTGATCTCCTTTTTCTCCCTTATCACCATTATTTCCCTTATCTCCTTTTTCTCCTTTATCACCTTTATCGCCCTCATCTCCTTTATCACCTTTATTACCTGGCAATCCTAATGGGCCTATTGGACCTTTTTCACCACGTTCTCCTTGAATACCTTGAGGACCAATTTCACCTTGATCTCCTTTATCGCCTTTAGGGCCTGTTAATCCTTGGTCTCCTTTATCACCTTGTTCTCCTTGAGGACCTCTTGGGCCAAAATCTCCTTTTTCTCCTCTATCGCCCTTATCTCCTTTAGGTCCTTCTACGCCTCGAATACCTTGAATACCTTGTTCGCCTCGATCACCTTTTAAACCTTGTGGGCCAACTTTACCTTGTTCTCCTTGAATACCTTGAGGACCTCTTGGGCCTGGTTCGCCAGAATCTCCTTTATCACCTTGATCACCACGTGTACCAGTAGGACCTAAATCTCCTCTAGGACCTTTTGGACCAATATCTCCTTTATCGCCTTTTTCTCCACGAATAAAGTTTTTTCTTATATTATCGAATTGTTTTTTAATTGATGATATTTCTTCTTGTAGATTGTCTGACGTGGTATCTTTTTTCATAATTGAATACCAGTTTTGTTATACTAAAGGATTAGGTTTTTTAGTATCAGGTTTAATATCAGTTTGTGTATCTGATATTTCTTTATCAGAACCTTCATCTTTTATTTCAGCATCAATATCTTCAATATCTTTATCTGTTTGTTTTAATATGTTCTTTCTGATATAATTATTTGAAAAATATTTACCAATATAATTTTCCATACTTTGTAAAAGTGCTATTCTATCTTTCATCATTTCACTTTCTTTTAATTCAGCAAAATGACCATCAGTTAAAAAATCATAATTTAATGAGTGTGCTATTATTGGCCAATCTTCCTCAGCAATAACACCTTTTAATATTAATTGTGTTCTTAATATATCACTGAATAGTTCTGTAAATTTCTTTCTTAATCTACCTACAAACTTAGTAAATTTAACTTCATCTCTACTAATTTCAGCAGAACGACCCATATTAAACCCTGTTGATGATTCTAATCTACTGATTGGAACATTAAGAGAACGATATAATTTCTTTTGGAAATATTCTATATCTGCAATTTCTCCTAAGTTTTGTCCACCTGGTAATGTAGTAATTTCTGTTCCTCTACCACCTTCTCTACGTGGTAACCAATAATCTTCTAACATGTTCATGTAGTTACGATCATCTCTTATTTCACCTGTGCTTGCATCATAAACAAGTTTATTTCTGTAACGTGCCATTACATCTCTTAAATATTGTTCTGCTTTAAGTTTAGGAAGATTACCTACATCAATATAAAATATTCTTCTTTCAGGTGCTCTGGCGATACGATAGATTACCATAGCATCTTCAATCATTCTTAATTGATTAACTGATTTGATTGCTTTATGTAAATAAGATAATATTTGATTTCTATTTTGATCTATTAAACCTGAATTAGAATAAGCAATTGCATCTGGAGCAATTCTTAAACCTGAACTTGAAGTACCACCTGATACGCCTCTTTCATTGAATATATAATATTCTTCAAACTCAGTAGTTATATCTAAATTTGCACCTCTTGATCTTTTAATCTCTCTTACTTTTTTAATCTTTCTAGGATCAATGTATTTTAATTCTGTAATACCATTTCTAGGATTATCTCTATCTATAATTTTTTGATAATAGATACGACCATCAACATACCATCTTCTAAAGATATCATGTCCTCTTGTATTGAAATCCATTAAAAGTAATATGTTTTTAAATTCTTCTTCTATCTTTCTTCTTACTTCCGCACCAAACTCTAAACCTGTTAAATCTACATGAACAGAATCTTTATTTTCATTTACAACAATAGCCTCACTAACGATATCATCTACCGCTGAATCACACTCTGGATGTAATGAAATTTCTCTATAACGTCTTACTAGATCGGCTTCATTCTTTGCCGTTCCTTCTAAATCTAAGAATTGACCAAATGCACCACCAACAGCAGCAACGGTTGTTGCACCATCATCCGCAGTAGGTATACTAAAACTTTGTTTTGGGTCTTGTTCTCGTTTTTTTCGTGTAATCGAAAATCCAAATAGATCGGCCATTATTAAATCCTTTTTCCACCACTCATATATTTAAGAACTATGTGATGTTGTTGTTTCATAATATTATTTATAAGTCTAAAAAGAGCCGCTTTTTAGGCGGCTCTTTCTATTATTAACTACTATGTAGTTGTATTTGTTTCAAAGAATTGGTATGCAAATGTAACAACAAATTGTTCGATTGCTGTTTGTTCGTCATACGTTAAATCAATAGCACCTATGTCTTTTGGAAAAGCACCTCTAAGTGTGTATGATTTAATAGTATTTCCGTTACGATCTAAATGATCTACAAACGCATCTACTTGATAATCAGCAGGATTTGTTAATCCTTCGTTATCTGTCATATTGTTGATACCATTTTGCCATCTTTCAAAAGCATTTCTCAATTTGAAGTTTGAATCGTTATAAACTGTAACTGTCCAATCTGCAAATGTTCTATCTCCTGCGATTTTGATTGATCGACCTCTAAACTTAACGTCAACCTCTCCTAAAGTCATTGCAGGTATAGTTGTTGCTCTACATAAGAAAGCAAGATCTTCTATTTCTCCACCAACTTGAGCATAACCTGGAAAAGGCATTACTACCTTAAACTGGTTAGCACGAGCGCCACCGCCAGAAAGTTTAGCTTTGAAGTCATTAATGTTTGCCATTTTTTATTCTCCTATTCTAAATTAACCGACTACTTCCGAAAAGGAAACGCCGCTTCTGGTTGCTATAAATTGTAAAGTAATGAAGTTAATGCTTCTAGCCGGTTTAACGTAAATTTGGGCTAAAAATTCATTTTTATCTATTACTTCGCCTGTGTTATTTGTTTCATCACATATTACTTTGAAATCAGTAATACCTTTTCTACCTTGAACTTCTCGCAAGAATGGTTCAACGATATTTCTAAAGTTTGCTCTAGTAAATTCGTCATTGAACTCAAACAATTGAAATTTGGCAGCTGTAGATATTGCTTTTTCTAATGTGATAAACAATCTTCTAACATTGATTCTATCAAATGCAGATGGTGAAGTCAAGCCAGTTTTATCACCAAAAAGAACTACACCTTGACCTGGGAAATTAACTACTGGGTTAATTCTTGATCTGTAAAGGTCATCTCTTTGATCTTGTGTTGGATTGAACGCCAATTTAACTGCACCTCTGATACCACCTCTGTTGTAACCTGCTGGAGAATACCAAGCATCTGCTACTAGATCCGTTCTAGCACATAAGCCTGCGATATCACCATTTAAAGGCACCCAACGGTACGTATCAGCATATCTATCGTACATATATTTGTATCCGCTATCAGCCACCACAAAAGATGATGATCTCATAGTTGAATAGAAACTTAATACGTTAGATAA